GGTGATAATATCCTAGACGGCGGTGGTCGTTGGGAAACTGCTGGCTCAATCAAGGGTGGTCGTGTCGTATTCGGTGCGTTAGCACTAGAGCGTGAAACTATCCTAGACCCTAGCGGTGTTGCAGATAAGGTAAAGACTTATTTGCTCATCAACACATCACACGATGGCTCAATCGCTATTCAAGCAAGCATTACACCCGTTCGTGTTGTGTGCGCTAACACTCTCAATCTTGCACTTAACACCACTAAGCGCAAGGGTGGCGTGAAGCAATCTTTCAAGATTCGTCACACACAAACTGCACAAGGTAAAATTCAGGTTGCACGTGAGACTCTTGGGCTTGCTCATAAGTACATGGACTCATTTGATCTCATGGCTAACGCTATGATTCAGGCAGAAGTATCTGCTCAACAATTCAACGATATCATTCTCGCTGCTTATCCTAAGCCAGAGAAAGATTCTAAGGGCGCAATCAAGAAATGGGAAAACAAGGTAGATGTTATTAACGACATTTACACTGGTGAGTTTAACGGAATGATCGCTGGTAATGCGTGGGGTGCGTTTAATGCACTTACTGAACGCCTTGACTGGTATCGTTCTGCAAGAGGTGGTTCTAACGAATCTATTCTTGCAAGCGCAAGCGGATTTGACCCTGTAATCAACGCAGAAAAAAATCGCTTACTAAAAGTTGTGCAGGGTGTCATGCAACTAGCATGATACAATAAAATTGCGACTTCAGAAACGTTCGCAAAAATCCTGAGCATGATTTAAAACTGCTCATTAGGTTCTATGGTCCAGTGGTTAGGACACGGCACTGTCACTGCCGAAGCACGAGTTCAATTCTCGTTAGAACCGCTTTACACGATCCCATTGTTTAATATTATTGCAATTAGCACATAATGTCTGATAGCCATCTGGCAAACCTTGTTTAATTAAATGTAAATAAAAATTAGCTCCAGAGACCTTTTGTCCTCCTATTGTAGAGGCCCCGAGGCAAAATGGTACAAATTGGACATTTAAGAACTAGTATAAATATTCTCAGAAAATTGTATTAAGAGGACTTGCTTTTTTTTGCAGAATCCTGTACAATAAATATATGACTACAACATACAAACCATACACAATACACGAACTAGTAGAAGAAATCTATGAGGACAACCTATCGCACTTTGAATTTGAGGAGAACATGGGTGGAGAACCCTGTGACTGCCACCTACATATCACTATGGAAACTATTGTAAAGTATTGGGGAGAGTAATGTTAGGATATACTAAAGAAGATTTAGATGAGATGACTAATGCTATTGACTCTGCTATAACTACCGTGAATCCTGACGATGACCCTTGGCTACACTCAAGATTGTACATGGCAAGTGAATTCTTACAAGGGCTTTGGGCAGAAGGGTACTTTGACTAATGAAGTCTCATCCTTTTTGTAGAATACCCATCCAAGACCCTAACTATAAATGTGAATGTGAATGTGAGAAATAGTATGTGGACTAAGCATGAGTATATATGTACTAATTGTGATACCCTGTTTGAAATCACAACTAGTAATTCCCTGGTGATTCAGCCTAACTGTATCTGTGAACAGCCTCACATTATTAGGATAAACAGATATGATGTGACACAACTCACAGAGCCACACCTTGATATTATTGGCGAAAGCCACTATACTTAATACTATGGACATATCAAAACTAAAGCACATAAGCGAATACGATGACCCATATTGTGACGAATTAAAGGAAATATGGAGTCACAACGACTGCTACTGCGAAGCATGCAAAATATTTTATGGATTAAAATGAACATAGACACATTACGAGAGTATATAAAAATTCACAAAATCTCCTTGGAGCAAGACGTTGAGGACGCTAACAATGATATTCCTATTAGTGATGACGAGTACTATGAGTCAGACGCTTACTATGAAGGAGCCATTGCTACCTGTGATCACCTATTGGAGTATATAAATGAGCGCTAAGTATCCTTTCCTACCCGAACATTTAACTAAAGCATTAGAAGATATCTCCATACCACTAATTGATATCATGCACGGTGAACTTAAAAATATGATGAATGAAATGCAATATAAAGAGTTTGAGGATAAGCAGTGGGGAGAGGGATATAAAGACTGCTTGACAGACCTATACGTTATGACGTATAATTTATCTATAGACCGCCAACAAATAGAAAGAGACCACCATGCCAAATTGGGTTTATAACGGATTAACTGTAGAAGGATCTGAGTCATCTGTCCTTAAGTTAAAGGAGCAGGTAGGTAAGCCTATCTCTGTGCCAATAGATGAGTGGCAGACTAATGAAGTAAGCATACAAACTAATGATAGTCCTATCTTCTCATATTGGAACATAATTGCTCCAACTGATCTAGACACATACCCTTTGCAGAAATCAGAATCTACAAATGGCAACGATTGGTATACATGGAACATTACTAATTGGGGAGTTAAATGGGATGCAAGTAGTGTTTACATTGGTGGAGAGCAAGTCAATGGTGAGAACTATGTAATTCAGTATAACTTTGAATCCCCTTGGGGAATTCCAGATGAGGCTCTTGCTGAACTGTCTGCTCAGTACCCTGATTTATTATTTACTTTGTCATATGAGGAAGAGACTGGTTGGGGTGGAGAGCATGAGTACCTCAAAGGTGAAAAACTTGACGGCATGGAATATAACTGGAAATGCCAAGAATGTGACCACTACCATGCAGGAGATCCTGATGAGTTATACATGGAGGAGCATGAAGAATATGTGTGCCCTAAATGTCAGTGGCCTGTGTTAGAGTTAATGGGACTACCACCGAAAGTAGAGGTAAAATGAAAACGGAAGATAGAGATAAACTACACAAGTGTCTAGAGATACTGCAGACAACAAGTCTAGGCCTGCCCATGGTATGGCTATGGACATGGAATGTTATTGTAGATATACTAGATGATGAGTCTTACCATGCAGACGTCAACCTTGATACTGTATGGAATGGTCTCTGCGAGTCTGTAGAGGCAGGCAAGGGCTTCTCTCTAGAGTATGGAGCAGAGCAACACCATGATGATGTATTAGAATGGATGTTAGAAAAAGGTTATATTTTAGACCCTGTTGATTTACTAGAAGAGGATGAAGACTAATGGTAACTGATATCTATCTTAATGGTCAACTAGATCTGGCCCAAAAACTTTTGTGGGGTGGGTCAGAGACAGAAAACATTCAAGCACATAACATCATTGCCAAACTAATTACAGATCTAGAGGAGCAAGAATAATGGGAGCAAGAATTTGCTATGTATTTAAAGATGTAGAGGCAGCAATTGGTGAGCCCACTGCACATGTTGTCCTATATAGCCACTGGGGTGAGACAGAATGGCAGCGGGACCTAGCAATGGCGCTGCTACATGCTAAACCTAGGTGGAGTGATGCTAGTTACTTTACTCGTATGGTTATTAGTTATTTAATTCAAGACTCCGTATTTAGTGAGACAGGGTTTGGTATTTATGCTATTAATAATCTTAACGAAGATCTAGGAGATACGACGGTAGTCATTGATATCTCTAAAGAAACTATCATTGATAACCAGGGCAATGTATTAGACTGGCAGTTATTCATTGAAGCATACCTGCCAAAGGTTTCCGCTGAGCACGTAGCCATATAATCAGGCTACATTAGAGGAGGCGCAATTAGTGGTGGGTTGCGCCCCTCTCCTCTTTTTGGTACAATGTAGGTAAGGAGAATCATGAGAAAAAAACTGGTAACGAAGGAAGAAAAGGTAGCAATACAATTATGCAATATCTTGGCAGACCTTCGCCTTGACCTTGACATGATTGGTGTTTATCTGGTACGATTATCACCTAATGTAATTTACAATCGCTTAATCACACTAACGGACTCAGCAGAAGCAGAAAAGGAAGATCAACACCATGACTACAGAATACGCTAAGAAAATAGAAATCCTTAATGAGGTATGGATAGAACGCATTCCAGAACTTGAAGATTTATTTGATATGTTTGATGTTGGATTTCCACTAGCCCATTGTATTTTTGAGGGGATAGTAGAATCCACTCCACTAGCACAAGAAAGTATAGAGCAAGCATTTAAAGGTTTGCTTCGTGTGGCTGGTGTAGAAGATACAGGATTCAAAAGCTCACAGAGTATTGTTTATTTAATTTTAAACCCTTAGCCACTGCGGTGGTGGGGCCGAGCATTCAAACCATTTCTTCAAACCTTATTACGATATGTCCAAATTTTTCCCATTTTTTGGGATTACGAGATCTCAAAATTTTTCTCCTATTTGAGGACATTACGAAGGCTCTAAAAAACCTCCCATTTTATACTATCAAACCTTATTTGTCAAACCATAAAACCATGTTATAATCTTTATATGGGCAGAAACTATTTCTCAAAGCATGGAGGACCATATTTTATTAATGATGGTTTTACCAGGCATTCTGATATCAAACCTTACAAACTAGATAAAGGTTTCTTTTACTTTATAGTGTCAGGGTTTGTTATTACATTAGCTATTATAGGTATAGTTCTGTATTCTTTATAAGTCCCGTCGCAAGGCCGCTAAATAATCCTATTAGACATTACGATCACGCCTTTGGCGTCCCCGCTTTTTGGCGGGGGAGATAGACAAACCACTACACAAAACCTCTCTATATAAAACATTACGATATCAAACCTTTTCTCCTGATTTTTAAATATTTATCAAACCTTTATATATATTATTGGACAAATTTGCTCATTTTGTCTATGTTTTTTATATGGTTTTTAAGCTATAAAGGTTTGGAAATAAGCATGTAAGGTTTGACAAAAGGAAGGTTTGGCGGTATAATCCAGGGGATATATAAGGTTTGGAGGTTTGGGAGCAGGCTTTAAAACGTCCTGGACATTACGACGCCATCTGTCTAAGTGCTCAATCCCCCACTTTACTCCACTTTCCTCCACGAAACCCACATCTAAAAAATATCAGTAAGATTTATTATCCTATCAAACCCTATCAAACCACCCAAATCGGACATATAAAACCTATTTAAACCAGGTATAATCACTCTATGGACATCATCATTTACTGGATATACGGCATGCTAGCTTTCTCTGGAATATTGATTGCTATGGGTATCTACGAGTCTTTTAAAGACTAGGTATATGCTACAGCTAGCCATATGCTACAATTGATATATGATAACACTAAGCCTAATATTAATCACATGGTATGTCACTAAGGTATACTACACAAATAGCCTTAAAATCTCAATGATTACTTCAAGCCCAGATATGATTAATATTAAATGTCATAACTGTGCTCAAACCATATACACTCATATAGACAACCTCAGAACACCCTTTTACTGTCTGGCTTGTAAGTAATGCTAAATGTCCTATGCTTTAACTGTGGATCTATGTATCAAGTACCTTATGGGATTAAGTATCCTACTAGGGTTTGTCCTAAGTGTTCTTAGCTTTACATACCGTCCAAAATCTGCTATGCTTGGTATATGAATGATGTGAACTTTGACAAACCTTTACCCAAATATATCTTTGAGTCCTGCATTGACTGTGGTAAATTTATCAGGACAAACGACAAAACCAGACTTATCCTATTCATGATGGATCATTATGGGGGAGAAGGTATTAAGATATGTAGTAAGACTTGGTATGGTCATTTTGTCTATACCCTGCTAAACTGGAAACACAGAAACTATTAAGGATAGTCATGATTAAAAATGTTAGAACAAAGAACAATTCTTTCAGCACTGTCAGATATGACAAAGATGGCAACATCCTGACCCCATCTAGGCTAAAGGCACTTAGGAAAGCAAAGAAAGAAAACAATAATGCCCCTGTCAAAGGTGCTAAGTGGGTTAAGATTGTAAGCCAGTATATTACCACCTGCTCTGTCTGTAATGATAGGATCTTGGTTGGCAATCAGATACTTTGGAACAAGAAGAATAAGCAGACAAAGCATGTGAAGTGTTCATCTTGAAGATAGTAATTGAGGAGTATGTATCACCATTTAAGAAAGGCAAGAATGGAGGAAGAAGCCCTAAGAGGCTTCAAACAAACTTCAGGATAGATCCAATTCCCTGGAAGTGGGAACTCTACAATGGGTTAAACCTTCTCACATACGGGTATGCTCATACTGAAGATGATGCTAATAAGATGGCGAATCAGGCTATTAACCAATATCGCCCTCATAGGGCGTAGTAATGTTTATGACCTCTATTTTTCGCCGAACTTTAAACCGTGATATAATCAGTTAAACAAAAGGGGGACATATGCCATTTCCAGGAAACCATGACTTTAGCTACTACCGTGGTGATACATACGAATTTGATGTTGTTTTGAAGAACCAAGATGGCAGTAATTTTGATATATCCCTATATGAAACAGTAGCCTTTACCATCGGAACTCAGAGAGGTTCTGGGGGTACTAAGACTACAGCTCTTGCTACAAAGGTTTTGCCATCTACCGTGAGATGTACAATTACATCTACAGTTGGCAGAGGACTGGCTGCAGGATCATATTTTTATGATGTTCAAATCACAGACACAACCCCAGATCCAGACACTATATATACAGTATTGACTGGAATTATGACAGTAGTGAACGATATAACTGGAGCATCATAGTGCCACAAATATTGGTTCGTCAAAAAAACCCTAAAGCCAATATTTACCTTGGTAGAGAAACAATAACATTAAGAAACAAGATCCCAACTATTACTGTATATGATGATACATACTTCCCACCTCCAGTGCCATACATTGATGGTGGCTTATATAATGAAGAATCTGCTTCTGTAGATGCAGGACTATACAATACAACATCTTGGGAAATAGTATGGGATGGCGAATACGTTTAAATATATTTGACTTATCCCCACAAATTTGCTACAATAAATACATGAATATGATTGAAAGAAATGAAAAGTTTCAGGAAGAGTTTGGATGGCATATTGATCCATTAACAGGCGATGCTTGGAGATATGTTGAAAGTAGTCGTTGAGGAGTATGTAGAAAAAAAACGTGTTGGATTCTACATGCCATCTATCCCTTGGAAGTGGACCCTATATGATGGGTTGAAGGTTGTAAGATATGGATATTGCCATACAGAGGAAGAGGCTGAGATTGCAGCAAATGGCGCTTTGAAGACTTATAGCCTATAGCTTGGCATGATACAATAAGTGTATGAAAAAAGATAAGTGCTTCTTCTGCGATAAAGATGCAACACATTACGATGTTGTAGTAAATCACCACGAATATGTGGTTGCAGATGTGTGCTTAAATCATCTATCAATGGGCCTTGTATCATAATCCATGTTTGACTTTATTTTCTAAATAAGGTATTATGTATGTATGAACTGTAAAGCCTGCGGTATGGACAAAGAAAACATTGAATACTGGGATACTCATCAAACTATGTCAGATAAACACATATGGTGCATTAAAGATAAAATTAAAGATTGATTGCTTTGCTTTTTGCAGCAAAATACAATTTTTTGTGTTTAGATAAATCAAGAGATTTAGTTTGTTTAAGTACATCTTGATACAAAACAGACTCTTTTGATGTTATAAGTTTAATTGGGTTCTGTGTTTCTTTATACCATCTTTCATATTCTTGAAAGTTATGGTTTGACCCTAATACCGTACCACCAAACCTATTACATATAGCTTCTATTATCTGTGGAGTTTTTTCCTTTAAGTCTTCATATGCAAAAAATAAATCTGCATGCTCTAGAATAAATTCATAATGATTTATATACTCATTTAGTCTGTTATCAATTTTTGTATTTTGTTCCATTGTATTTATAGAAGCTAAGCATTCTTCTGGGCTTCTGACTACTGTTATTATTGGGACACAAAGATTATTTTTATAATATTCTTTACCTATTGCGTGAAAAAAGTTTACTTTTAGGTCTGTATTTGTTAATATGTTCCAATATAACCAATGTTTGCCAGATCTAGGATAAGTAAGCATTGTTAAGTCTGGAATTTTATGGTATAAAAAATCTAAATAATTATTATTTTTCATATATTCATTATACCTTATCTTGACTTATTTACTGGTAAGTGATATACTGATATATATGATAAACATATTATTTCTTATTACAGCATTTTTTATTGGCTATGTGACATGCTATTTTGTTATGACATACAAGGTGGATCAAAATTAAAGAGCCAAGTATTATGAAGATGGACTGGAAAGCTTTAGGATATGAAAGGGTATATGTAGATGGAAGATTACGATGGATTCCTCAGCAGATCAAAGAAGATAGAGAAGACTAGGATACTTCCACTTAGATGGATGGGTAATTTTTGTGAAAAATATGCTCACTATCACCTAAATATGTTTTTACATTATAGAGATCATGATGATCTTGGTCTTGCTTGTAGGTACCACGCATATATGTCAACCTTTTTGTACAAGCCCTATCATTGGTGGGGAACCTATTACGAATTAAACATGGAGGAATAAAATGAGTATGGATGAAATGATGCTAAGAATAGAAATTGCAGCAGAGATAGAGGCTATTCCAATTGTTCCAGGAGTAACAAATGCTTTGGGTATGCGTATTGCTGCTGCTAATATTGCAAGGGGAGAAGATAACTATATGACAGAATGGGCTAAAAAGTTTGAAACGCAGGTAGATTTTGAGTAATGAAAAAAATTTATATGATTGGTGATTGCCATTTATCTAGAGCAATAGAGCATTATTATCCAGAAAAACATGATGTAGTTTTTATTCCTTGGTCTAAAGCTGCTAAGAAAATGCATGGATTTAGTGTTGAGCAAATGCGTGAAGAAGATGAAATGTCTTCTGGAGTAGAAATTGCTAGAACTGTTAACCATATGCCACAACCATTTTCAGTTATTAAAGATGATGGAGTTTTGGTTTTATGGCTTGGATATGTAGACACTAGAACATTTTTACCTAGGTACAAGAATGCAGATGAGACAGTAAAGAAATTTATTGACAATATAAATAATAACTTTATAAATTCTAGTGTTGTAGTGATAGAGCCATTACCTCAATTTACTGAGATGTTGCTAAAGCATGAAGGAATTAGTCCATACTACACGCATGAGCAGAGAATTGATCAGAATCGTGAGTTTCTAGCTGCACTACATAAGTATGCAAAAGAAGCGAGATTTGAAATAGTAATTACTCAGCAGGATATCCTAGATGCTCTTGGTGTACCTGAGCTAACTCCATCTATGACACATACAGATGCTCCACATCCAGTAGACGGATTAAAACCTGAGCATATGGAAAAGATCTGGAAATTATTTTCAGATAAATTAAGTTTTTTAGCAGTTGATTAATTTAATTAAATATAAACATCTTCAAGACATCTAGTGCAGAACCAGTCTGCTGAATCACTAGATCTCTTTATTCCACCGTATATTATTTCATAATTGTTTATTTTATCAATTACGTCTCCATGCATGTAGCCATATACTATAGGTATTAGGTGATGATCGCATTCATACATATACTAATCATACCATAGTTGCAATACCGCTGATTTTCTGATATGATTGATCCATGGAAACAACTGGGTGGACTAAAGATCTTGATGATGATCAAAAAGCATACGTGATGGATTTAATCATCACAACGGTAAAAGAGATTAGGGAACAGATTGCACTTGATATTGAGGCTACTGTTCCAGTATGGCAGAGGTTAGGCTTTATGAAAAGTCGTAGGACAAAGGCAGCTTTTAAGGTATGTGCTGCAATTGCAAGAGGACAAAACGAAAGGTTACATCATGGCAATGAATAAACGTACATATGTATGTGAGGATAAAGAGTGTGGAACAACAATTACTATTAAAACAAAAGGCGATTTGGCAGAATCAATAATTTGTCCATGTGACAAAATCATGCCAGCTACTAAATAAATGTGGTCTTGGATATTAGCAGCAATTGGTGTAACTGGTATATTTTTGGTAGGTCGTAAGACTATTTGGGGTTGGCTAATACTTTGTGTTAATGAGTGCTTATGGATTGCTTATGCACTTGCTACAGATCAGTATGGCTTCATAGCTATGGCAATAGCATATGCAGCAGTTTATATTAAGTCTTATATACATTGGAAGAAAGATGAAAAGGAAGGAGTGGCAAATGCTTAAGCTAATTGTTTTAACTGCAGTATCATTTTTTTCTGGGTATCTAGTTTCATACCTAGTAATGACTGTTGGAGTTAATCAGAATAAAGAATAACGTCATTGGGGCAATAGCTTAATTGGTTAGTAGCTTCAATCTCATAAATTGGAAGGTGTGGGTTCAAGTCCCACTTGCCCTACTAAACACCAGTAGCCAAGTTGGTAAAGGCACCAGTCTTATATACTGAAGATCGTGAGTTCAATTCTCACCTGCTCTACCATACCCCTGTAGCTCAGCGGAAGAGCGACGGACTTCTAATCCGCAGGTCGTTGGTTCAAATCCAATCAGGGGTGCTATTCTGGTATAATGGTTAAAACAAAGGGGTAGTCTTGGCTAATATAGTTTTTTTAGGTAACTTTCGTGTTGACTATACCAGCGAATCTCACCATGCCAAGTCTTTAGAGGCACTTGGACATAAAGTTGTTAGGATGCAAGAGTCTGACGCTAGGTCAGAAGATATCTTGGCTGCTTGTGTAAATAGTGATCTTTTTATTTGGATACATACACATGGTTGGCAGACTTCAGGAAAAATAACTATGGAAAAGCTACTTGAAAGATTAAAAACGTTATCTATCCCAAGTATGACATACCACCTTGACTTATGGTTTGGCCTTCAAAGACAGAAAGACCTTGAATCATTTCCTGTATACAAATTAATTGATCACTTCTTTACCGTTGATAGCCAAATGGCTCAATGGTTTAATGAAAAGACCAACGTTAAGGGTCACTATCTTCCTGCAGGAGTATTTGGAGAAGAATGTATTTATAGGCCAAGCATAACTAATCGTAAGGTGTTGTTTGTTGGTAGTAAAAAATATCATCCAGAGTGGCAATATAGAACAAAGTTAGTTGAATGGCTTGAAGATACATACAAAAATAGATTTGAGCACTATGGTAGCGGTGGTATCAAAAGTGTTCGTGGAATTTCTTTAAATAAAATATACTGGACTACTAAGGTAGTTGTTGGAGATACGTTATGTCTAAACTTTAACTACCCTGACTATTGGTCTGATCGTGTTTATGAAACTCTTGGTCGTGGTGGTTTTCTTATACATCCATATGTTCAAGGGATGGAAAAAGAATTTGAAGATAGAAAGCATTTAGTTTTTTATGAGTATGGAAATTTTGAACAACTGAAGGAATTAATTGACTATTATGTAGAACATGAAGAAGAACGTGAGCAAATAAGAATTGCAGGGCATGAGTTAGTGAAGAATAACTATACCTACAAACATAGATGGAAGCATATACTTGAAGAGCTGGGACTATGAATTACAATACTATAGATACAAACTACTCCTTTAAAATTAGAGAGTTGCTAGATGATCCAAGTGATGATCATAATTTAGACTATAAAGTAGTTGATGAAACATGGAATGAAAATGTTTATAGACTACATGAATATCAGTTTAAAGAAAATGCAGTATTTATTGATATTGGTGCAAACATTGGGTCTGTTAGTCTGTATGTAGATAGCTTTAATAAGTTTAGAGAAGATGCAAACAAGATAAAAGTTTATTCAATTGAACCTGAGCCACACAATTTCTTCTTGTTAAAAGAAAATATTAAAAATAATCCAACTGAAAATATTACAGTAGTCAATAATGCTATTTGGTATGAACAAAAAAATGTTTTTATTACAAATAGAGGTGGTAATAGCAGCATTGTTGATGGAGGATTAACTGAATCTGTTGAGGTTTTAGCAATTACAATTCAAGACCTTGTTGAACGTTACGGTATTGATGAGATAGATGTTATGAAGATTGATATTGAAGGTGCTGAATTTGATCTTATAATTAATACCCCCCCAGAAATACTTTCAAAGATTAGATATTTAACACTTGAGTTTGATAAATCTTTTGACGGAAGGTTTGGCATCATGATTGAAAAGCTTTCAAAACAGTTTGGCATTGAAATTTTAGGTAGTCCCGAAAGAGGAGGATATGTTTATGCAAACAGATACTGAGATTGATTATCTAATTTGTATCCCTGTTTATAGAGTAACAGAAAGAATATATAAATGTATGGAATCTATAAGAGATAAAAATGTTTTACTTATAGATAATAGTGGAAACAGAGAGTGTGAAGTATTTGAAAAAAAGTATGGATTTCAGGTAGAGTATCAGTCAGAGAACATTGGGTTAGCAAGAGCATGGAATGTAGCATTAAAAAAGAATCATGATTGGACATTTGTTGTTTCATCTTCAATGTTGTTTAATCAGCCTTTTTCACATATCATTGATATGCTTAAAGACTTCAATGGTTTAATGTTTAGAACACAGCATGGGTGGCATCTTTGTGGAATCAATAAAAAATTAGTTTCAGCAATTGGATATTTTGATGAAAATTTTTATCCATATAATTTTGATGACTGTGACTGGGATCAAAGGTGCAGAATACTTGAAGAACAAGTTATAATAAACCCTGATTCGGATGTTGCAGTTTCTTGGCGTAGTCAGTTTGTACATTCTAATACACCTATAAGTTATGTAATGAGAATAAACGCACCTGCTGCAGAAGTTGATGTATCATGTCAAATAGACGGCGGTGCAACAATAGACGGACTAAGAATTAACATTGAACCTCTTCATGATTACTTTAAGGCTAAATGGGGCGGAGATAGAACAAGAGAAGGTTGGGGAGAATATAAATATCCATTTAACGATCCTACAAAATCTTTAGACTATTGGCCAGTAAATGATATAGCGACATTAAAGAAAAACTATGGGTTAAAATAATGCAAACAATAGGAGTTTTACCAGCATCTGGAAAGGCCTCCAGAATTGGAGGAATACCAAAGTTTTGCCTACCTATTTCTGATGAAAGATGTTTGCTTCAGTGGCATGTAGAACAAATGCTAGAAGTATGTGATGAGGTTCGTGTATCAACTAGACCTGAGTGGGTAAATATTATACAAAATATGGACATGAACATTAAGCTGATTATTCGTGAGCCATCAACAATGTCTGATGCAGTAAAGTTTATGATTGGTGAATATAACGATACCGTGCTTGTTGGAATGCCAGATACTTATATATTAAATGCACCTGTAAACATTTATAAAGAAATGATTAAAGAAACCAATGCTGATATAGTTTTGGGTGTTTGGGAATGTGGTGATGAGTTAAAAGGTCGTGTAGGGCAGGTATTGTTATCTGGAGATAAAGTAATTAAGTCTGAAGACAAAGTAGAAGATTGTAATTACCCAGATATGTGGGGAACCATGATGTTTAGAAAAAACATGATTAGATATTTAGATCCAACCCTGGATCATCCTGGTAAACAATTAAAAGATTGGATATCTGATGGTGCTAATATATCAGCGGTAAAACCTGGTGGAAAGTATATGGATATCGGAACATTAAGAGGACTAAAACAATTATATAAAGAAATGGATTTATGAGATTAGGAATCATTGCAAGGTCTGACAACACTGGACTAGGTAATCAGACTAAAGAGCTTGTTAAAATGCTTAATCCTGATAAGGTTCTTCTTATTGATTCCTCGCAATTTAATGACAACACGCAGCATCCAGAATGGTATCAAGGGTACAATTGCTTGACTACTAAACGAGGAATGGCCTCTAAAGAAGAGGTATATGAGTTCATAGACGGACTAGATGTAGTACTTAGTTGTGAAATATTCTACAACAACTCATTTATTTCTATAGCAAAGAAAAGAAAAGTTAAAACTGTTCTTCAATACAACTATGAATTCTTGGACTATTTAGCCAACCCAGACCTTCAACTACCAGACATTTTAGTTGCTCCAAGCCTATGGAACTTTACCGATGTTGTTGAAAAGTTTGGTGACAAAACCAAAGTAGTTTATCTTCCACCTCCAACAAGCATAGATTTATTTGCTGGTGCAAAAAATATTAATACAAGCAAGACTCACAAAAAAATATTACACATTGGTGGCAAGGCTGCTGTAAAAGATAGAAACGGCACAAGTACGGTAATTGAAATGCTTAAGTATTCTAAGAGTGATTATCAACTTGTAATCAAGAGTCAAACCCCCCTAGATACAGAATGTGATGATCCAAGACTGGTCATTGATACCTCTAGTCCAGATACCAGAGAAAGCCTCTACGAAGGCTATGACGCTATGGTAATGCCAAGGCGGTATGCAGGCCTATGTCTACCTATGAACGAGGCTCTAATGAGCGCTCTACCCGTTTTTATGACCAATATATCCCCTAACAACAAGATACTTCCGCAGGAATGGCTTACAGACTCTAAAAAGATTGATAGGCTAATGACTCGTATAATGCTTGATGTTTATGGGGGAGATGCTAAAATGTTAGCTAAAATAGTTGATAATTATTATGAAAGTGATATGAGTATTTATAAGGATCAGGCATATCAAATAGGATTAACAAACTTTTCAGCCAATAGTTTAATAGCAGGATATAGAGAATTGCTACAGCTTTAAATCAAGCTTTTTAGATACTGGGATAATAAAATCATTTGAAAATTTTTGTTTTAAGTTTCCTAATGTCATGAATGTTGCCTTCATATCTTTTATAAATTGAATATTTGTTTTAAGTTCTTTAATCTTATAGTCTGTAAAACTTAATACATAATAAGATAACCAAAGATCATCAATGATCCAATATTCTTCAGGGCAATCAAAAAAGTCGTCATTTAAAAATAGCTTAGAGCTACATATAAGTCCACCTGTTCCAGCGTAGTTACCTATTTCATTTTTTTCTAATTTTATTTTTCTGTTATATCTTTCTTCAACCATATGTGCCCAAAAAGATTTTATAGAGCCTTCTTCATATTGTTCGTGGCATTCCTGTATAAATGTGTCTGGAATAATTTCATCATCATCAATAAATATAATTTTTTCATATCCTTGCTCAGCAAGATCTCTTGCCAATAAGAATCTAGCGAACTGTTTAAATTCATTATGATAGTTGTGTACAGTTATATCAATACCTTTGCCAAATTTATCAAGGTACCCCAACAACTTTTCATGTCTATTAGAGTTATCAACAATATAAAAATCAAAATCTTTATTGGTTTGTCTTTCTATGCAACCCAAAGTTTTTTTAAGGTTTTCAAACCTTATATAAGTGCACATAATTAAAGCTGTATTTGACATATAATCCTATCATAGCATAGAAAGAGCCAGCCCAAATGGACTGGCCCTAACTATTTTTACTATTTACTTAGCCTTTGGAGCAGCCTTCTTAGCTGCTGCCTTCTTTACAGGTGCCTTAGCAGTCTTTAGAGCCTTCTCTACTTCCTTAGCATCTGGCAATACGCCAAACGCCTTGTCATTAGGGTTGATTGCTCTGATTGCTACTGGTGCAATTGCAGCAACTAGTGCTGTCCATAGATCCTTTGGATCTGTTACGCCAGCCATATAGAGTGCTAGACCTGATGCAAGTACTGAGCGACCATATGATGCCAGTAGTGCCTTTAGTTGTTCTGTATTCATTGTTTTCCTCCTAGGATATAACTCGTGTTAGTAATGTAAAGCCAATCCATAGACCAATAATTCCTGCGACTCCCGCAAAAACTGGTGGTGCTGGTACTGGCAATTTGAATGCTGCGAACACGACACCGCATCCAAAACCTGTTAATGTTGATAGAATAATGTCTTTCATTCAACTTCCTCTTTTGGTAATAGTTTAATAAGATCTTCATAGGCAGTAGCAATTTTATTCATAGAGTTGTAATTAGGTGCCATCGCTATTATGTCTCCGTACTCTTTAAAGTATGATATTTCTGGATCAACCTGCTCAACAAACTTAGATATACCTGATTGAACCTCTTCAATATAATCAAATGCGGAATCACGAGAATCAGAAAGAAACTTAATAAAGCTTTCTTGATGCACATTGTTATCTAGCTTATCATTAGATAGCATTAGCTGAGTAACTTTAGAATAGGCAGTAGCCATCTTTTTAATATCGTTCTTTAGTCTTAAAAACTTAATTGATAAAACTAATACTGAAAGCAAGGAAGCAAAAAGCAAAGAGCCAACAATCACTGTAACTTCTAGGATATTCATTAATTTAAAGCCTCTCTTGTAACTAACACTATAGCACCTTCCATCTCTAAAGCATTTTTAAGTTGAACAACATATTGTAATGCTGCAATCTTTTCATCATGCGATAATCCTACAAAGTGTCTTTCATCTAATTTTATCGTAAGAAAGTGCTCGTTGTCAATAAGTTGCACACCAAAACCTTTTGGTGCTTGAACGGCATGAAAAGCTCTACGCATTGAATCTGTATACATTACTGCTTATCTTTCTTATCTACATAATGAAATAAATCTTCTAATGATTCCCAGCCTAAATCTTCTTTAACTTCTAGTGCTCCAAGAAAAATATCCCATGTTTCATAAACATACTGTCTTGCCAATACCGTTGGCTCAACAAGTTCATTATCAATTAAAAATGCAATTGGAAGACCAATATCGTTGTATTCAATAAAGTCTTTAAAGTATTTATCAGACTTATAGTCCATCCACAGTTCTCCAAGGATGGCACATATTGAATCAAAGCTGGTTACATCTTCTCCATTGTTAGAGATTTCCACATCTCACCCCATTTTTCTTTTGTTCTATGCTTACTAAACTCTCTTGATATTTCACCATTCTCTAAGTATATACCACCCCATACACCCCACTCTTTGCCAGATACACCGTTAGCAAAACATATTTTTTGCACTGGGCACGATTGACACAGGTTGTCTATTATTGGTCTAATAAGCTCATCATCTTCATATCTTTCAAAGAATAAATTGGTATCTGTACCAAAGCAAGCACTTTCGTCTTTCCATAAGTGTTGCTTCATGGTTACTCCTTGTATTTATTTGGAATATCCCAGCCATTACGATCAGGTACGAAAGTCTTTGCCAAAAACCATTTACCATTACGACGAATTCCATTAATAGCAGTCTTGGCAATATCAGACTGCTTTGTTTCTACAACTGTCCAACCATCCCAATGCAAGTTGTTGTTCTTTGCAACAATCTTTTCCATTGTTTTTAAATCTTTTACAATCATTTTTACCCCTTTAGTATCGGAAAATTCCTACTTCAATGTTGTTTTTTTCTGCAGTTTTAACAAGTTTTGATACAGACTGATGTGGTCTGCTCAAGAAAGCAAGATAGTTTACACTAAGCATGTTTTCTTCAATCCAGGAAGAAGGAACATTGTAAAACTTAATCTTTCTTCCACGAGACTTCATTCCTCTTTCTGATAAATTACAAAACTCAGATACAAATGAGTTTATTGAAGCTGGTCCAGCAGAATAAACTATAAACTCTGTATCTCCATCTTGCATTCCAGAAAGGGCAACGCTCATAGCACGAAGAAAGACTTTATAATCATTAAAGTCATTCGTTCCATGCACTGCTACTATCATCAGAATTCCCATTCTTTAAGCTATCCAGTATGAATAGCATCTTATCAATATCTCGCTTTGACATATTGTTTGTGTCTACTGGCCTAACAGTTTCTGAATCTACTGATCCATCAACTGCATCTGCCACATAAAACATATTGTTGTGTACCCAATATGCGTTATCTTCTATTATCAGTACCTTGACAGTATTATTACTGACATGCTTTCTTGATTGAGAAAGTATTTTAGGTACCTCAAAAAGATCTTTTGGTAAAATGTTTTTTACTATTTGATGAATACTGCTTTGAGTATAAACAATTTTAGCAAAATACTTCTTACGCTTTTGTACTACTCTTATAATTATAGAGCAAAGGACTATAGATGTCAAGCCAATAAGCAAGGTTGATACCATTTTTAACCTCTAAAACTAAATGCGCTTCCAACCCATACTGTCTTTTTCTTTTCACGCTCAACAATACCTCGTGACCAAGAGAATCCTGCGTCTCCGCCCCATGCCAACCACATGATATATCCATTAGAAGGGTTTGATTGGTTTCCCCAATCCTTACCCTTCTTATCTACTTCATGGCGTGAGAAGTATGAGTACATTCTTTTAACAGTACTAAGAGATATAGTTTCTCCTCTTGCTAACTGCCCTGCACGAGTCCAGCCAACTGCAGTTCCTGCACCAGTGGCCTTGCCATCTTCTTTAAACTTAATTGCTTTACGAGCAGCTGATCTTGCTCCTTCTGGTGGTGAGTAACCTTCAGCCTTTGATACTGAATCTGTATCGTATTCAACTGTGTCATCATCTTCCCATAAGTCATCTGCTTTTGCAGCAGGCACACAATTAGGAACCATTTTGCCATTTTTTCCAGGCTTCATTCCTCTTTGTACATATCCATCCCAACAAGGTGCTTGCTTGCTTACATTGCCACAGCAATCTGACTTCATTTCTCCAGCCTGACACATTGGACAGTTATCACAGTTAACATTTAATTCTTTACACGTAGGACATCCACAACCTTCATATTCTTTTTTAACTTTATCGTCTTCATCATAAGATTTATATGTTCCACCACGTTTTTTATATTCTTGTGATACCCACGCATTTGCTACTGCTGAAGGATAAACATCAAACTTTGCTTTTGCTTCAGCAATAATTCTATTATAAAGCTCTCTGTTGGATGGCTCACTACCACCTTCACGCTCATCAATTATTTCTGCATAGTTAGGTTTTTCTGCTTTACCAACTGAGTTATCATAGGCGTCAGTGTTATTATTTGAGTTCATTGTGTGACCATCCAAGGTTTCTAATTTTGTAGCATCACTATACATCATGCCAATACTATATGCGGTTTCTTCCCAACCGCCATCTTCTTCTTCATAAATTCTTACAGACATTGCTGGGTTATCTGGTGGCATAGAGACAAGAGAATATTCTGATCCAGGTGTGCCAAGTGTTCCACCCTCTACCATTATGTGCTCAACCATTCCATGGATTATGCCTTCTTTGGTCATGCCCATGACAAAATTGCCTTCTTGTATGTTCAACATATAATCATTATATCAGAGTTCTTGAGAGTCTATGGTTCTTTTTAGCTCTTGCAAAGACCATCGCTCTTCTCTGGAAAGCTTCATAACCTCAGATTTATCATAAGATTTATCACTAATATATATTAATGGATCATCATTAAAAAAATCTATATTTACAAACCCTTTTTCCCAAAGAGCCATCAAGTCATTGTTTATGAAGTTTATATGCTCCTCATACAGCTCTGGCATTATTTCTTTTATTTTTGGGGTAAGAGAGTATAGTATTTCTCCACTCTCTGGATCAACACCAGCAAACTCTATGCCACCTTCAAGTATTAGGCTGTCTACTATTTTACTTATTTCTTCATCATTAAGCATTTACGAAGTCCAAGAATTCTTCACGAGTTTTTGCACCAGTCATACGTTTAACCTCTAGACCATCTTTAAGAAGTATATATGTAGGAACAGACTTAACACCAAATGTTTCAAAAAGCTCTCTTTCGTAGTCTGCATCAACAAATATAAAATCTATAAGTCCACCCCTCTTTAATTCTTCTGCTACTGGCATAGTTCTTTCACATGGTTTACACCATTCAGCAGTAAAGTAAAGTACGTGACTCACTTACCAGACTTCTTTCTTGCCTTAGCAAGTACATCAAAATCCTTTACCTTAGTATCACCCATATAGCCCCACGCATATCCATCATTAATCATCATGTCATTAAGAGATACTGTGTCTCCATTAATATATACCCAGCCTAAAATGCGACCATACTTTTCAGATGAGTTCATCTTCTCAGTCTTAATTACAACTGACTTGGCATCTTTTAGAGCCTTCTTTAGGTATTCTTTAGACTCAATTCCAAGAGCCTTTTCCATTAAATCTTTTGTACGAGACTCAGGGGTATCAATACCAGCCAATCTCACACGGGATTGAAACAAAATATCAAACCCTAAATCAATAAGAACATCAATGGTATCTCCATCTACTACATTTTCTACTTTTCTTACATAGTATTCATACATTTTGTTCCTCTACCATTTCTTTTATTAAATAATGTATTGATGAGACATCTTTGTCTTCTGGATGTGAGCTGATCAATACATCAGTTGCACCCAAATCTGTTAAGCTATTGATTTGCTCTTTAACGCTTTCTTTGTTTCCAAATATTGTCCACTGCTCTGACCCTTTGTTGGTATGTAAAAGTCTATCAATTTCTTTTTTAGAATTATTTATAATAACACTTAAGGACAGCATCTGTTTAGAGTTTTTTATAAAATCAGGTTTGTTGTACATCTGTTTGTGCATATTAAGCATAGAAAGGTGAGTAGCCCCATATTTTTCAGCCATAGCCTTGGTCTTGCTAGAATGACCGCCCATGACTATTTGAGATACTGTGCCATTAGACATCTTAATAAATTTATTTAGCCATTCATCTGTATACTCAAGCCTTTTTTCTGCAGTATCTAGTTTGTCATTAATCCATACCAAATCATCTATTGATGTTTCTTCTTGATGTATATCACCAGAAACAATATTTAGCATAAGCCTACTAGGTGATATATCATGAAAAGATTTAGCCATCATAGCACAGTATTCAGGACTTATTGCGTATGTTCTAATAGCTGGCATATATTTAAATTTATGGTTAGTATCTAAAACACGTGCTGCCTTAATCCAATTATCATCTATTTTAGAATGATAGACAAGAAGAATAGATTCGTAACCAAACTCATCAACTACTGCAGAAATTGTTTTTAGATGACGGGTACTAGTATCTTTACCCCTTTCCATCCAGTGAAATCTCATACACAAATATCTTTCTTAATTTTATTATTTTGCATTAGTAGTCTTTACCTTTTGCTTTATTTTCAATTAATTTATCACGTTCATCAACTACGCTAATCATAAAGGACATCATCTTATTGTATCCTTCTGGATTATCCATAATCTTATTATAGTGATGACCGCAGAACATAAGATCACCATTAAGGCCAGTGACCTTAACTAGGGCTTCTGCTGCACACGAATCACAGCGATCTGTTGCTTTAAGTATCCACTCTTTTTCTACAACTTCGTCTGTAATCATTGTACTCATAGTATACCTTTACTTTCTGTTATCTGTAGAATAGTAGCCAGAGCCATTGAATACAACTCCTACATTAGAGTATACACGAACTAACGTATGATTACAAGTCTCACATGCATACCCTGGGTCAGAATCATTAATTGATCTTTCCTTAACAACTCTGACACCACAGGGCATACAATCATATTCGTATAAAGCCATATTACTTTATTTTCTTTCCAAATTTAGCCCATACTCTTTCGTGAAGAAAATATCCAATAGCTTCCCAACCAATGTATAACAATGCGCCAAGGCTGGCGTATTCCCATTCACCAGTAAACAAATAAATAACTCCAGCAACACCAACAAGATGGAATGTCTCCCAGCTTAATGTTTTGAGAAGTGTTTTCTTTGTTGATTCCATATTACTTTCCTCTTAATGCTTTTAGAGTTGCCTGATCTACTATTCCTGTTACTGGAAGACCAGACTTCTTCTGAAATGCCTTGACTGCCTTTTCAGTTCCTGGACCAAAATCACCATCTGCATTTAGACTAAGAAGCTCTTGAACTTTCTTTACTGCTTCTCCTTTTGAGCCAACCTTAAATGGCTTAAACTCTTTCTTTGCTGCAGGTGCTGCAGGCTGAGATGTAGTTGTTGCAGGCTGTGATACTGATCCACCCTTTGACAGAAGTGGGACATTCTCTTCACCAGCATAAACTGGACGACCCCAACCAACTACTGCATTTATAATTCCCTTTTTATTCTTTACGTATGCACGAGTCTTTTCTACGCACATTCCGCCATTACGCTGGTCTCCCTTTGCAGTTCCTGAAGTATTTCCTTCAATAACTTGAATTGTTCCATCGCCATTGTTCTTGATGCATATACCAACATGTGAAATTCTATTTACACCATCATCTGGGAAATCAAAATAAATCCAATCACCTGGTGTTGGATCATCATTACGAGCATCTGCCCAACGATTATTTTTCTTAAACCAATCTGCTGCTGCAACTGTTGAAGCAGTCTTTGGGTATTTATTTGGATTTAATCCTGCTGTAAATGCTGACCAAGAAACAAATGACTGGCACCATGGAAGGAAGTTTGCACCACTCCACTTTCCATACTTTGTTTCATTATCTTTAGGACCTTCAATGGTTCCTACTTCTTTCTTTGCAACCTCAATGATTGCTTCTAAACTACCTTTTACCGCCATTTGTTCCTCCTGTTAAGTACGACATTCTAGTATATCACTATGAAGCTTTTTCTGTCAAACGATTATGAGTTCTTATTCTATGACAGTTGGCACAGACTACTTCACATTTTGCTATTTCTTTTTTTATTGCTGCCCAAGAAAACCCATCGTGGATCATTCTTGAAATATTATATTTTTTATCTCTAATGTGATCAAAGTCTAAAACTATATGATTACATTCTCCACAGTCAACACATCCACTTGCCTCCTTAATTGCCTTAAGGCGCATCTTGAATTGCTGTTTATTATAAACTGCCAATTCTTTTTCTGACATGGTTTTATAATTATACACCTAATGTTAAAAGCCCCACACAGGTAATTCAGGCACGAAGGCCAGGTTATATATAAATGGGTAACTAATCCATCTCTAAGGTCCTGTGTGGGGACTTCTATATTGTACTACTTGATTTTAATTGTCTTGGGTTTCTTTTCTTCAGGAACGATACGATCAACATTAATATGTAGCATACCATCCTTTAGATCAGCCCCTGTTACTTCCATGTATTCTCCAAGTGCAAATGATCTTACAAATTTACGAGCTGCGATACCTTTGTGAACAACTTCAGCATCTGTTACTTCAACAATCTCACCCTTAATAATTAATGTACCATTATCTACTGATACATCAATATCTTCTTTTGTAAAACCTGCAACTGCAAGTGATAGTCTATATGTATCTTCATCTAGCTTAATAAGATCATATGGAGGATATGACTGTGAATTTGTTTTATATGCACCATTAAGGCGACTTAGCTCCCTGCCAAAGCCAATAAAAAAAGGATCATTGAATAGATCCATAGCGTACTTTGTTACCATGTTATTCCCCTTTCAAGCGAATAAGTTAATGTATCCCCGTAGGCAATACAATACTATTATATCAAACTTTTTGGAGCGGATAGCGGGAATCAAACCCGCACATTAACCTTGGCAAGGTTACGCACTATCACTATGCAATATCCGCATTGCTGGGGTACCTGGTTACGATCCAAGTATTGAACGTTAACAGCGTTCCGTGATAGCCATTTCACTATACCCCATTGGTCTGAATCTACAGACCAAAACCTCTTACTTTGATAGGTATGGATAGTTGCCTGACTTAGGCAATGTTGCCAAGAACTGATCAAAGTTTGACAGACTATTCTTGCTAATAGATAGTGTTGCAGCAAGCACTGTAGCCGTAGATGTTCCAACGATTGGGCGCATAACCCCAAAGTAGTCTCTTGTTTCTACGCATGCATCTTTATTAAAACTAAAGCATGTAGAGGCAAGCAGGCTTGTTGTTGCATTGACATTGCTTGATCTAACAATATTATTCTTAGCATCTGTACCTGCAACTGAGTATACTCCAGAAACACATGCTGGGAATCCAATTTGATTCTTTTTACTATCATTGCCAGTTGCTACAAATGTAGGAACATTCTGTACTTTTAGCTTCTTTACAGATTCCTCAAAAAGCGTATCAGATGGGCATGTTCCAGCAGCAAAGTTGCTTCTTGACTGACTAATAGATACAGCCTTGATGTTAAATCGTGATGCATTATTAGATACCCAGTCAATAGCACGTGCGATTGATCCACCATCATTACGAATCATTGAAAATGTATCGTATACCTTTTCATCAGAAATTCTGATAAAGACAATCTTTACATTTGGATTTGCTTGGACTGCAACCTGTGCCATACTAAATCCGTGAAGAGCACCCTTAATCTTCCAGTTATTAATTCTTGCAGATCCTGGACCCTCATCATACCCAGCTTTATTGTTGCATGTATTATTGTATGTAAAACATACTTCATGGATTACATTTGTCATTCTTGATGAGTCAATTGCTGTGTCAATGATAGCCAAGACCTTTTGATCTTCTGCATGTGCTGGCTGAATTGCCATAAATGACATTACTACTGATACTAGAACTACGATTACTTTCTTCATTTTATTACCCCTTGTTTTTGTTGTTATGATTCTTTTATTTTAAATACTACTTGGCATGGATCTCCACCATCTGACCACTCTTGCATTTCTTCTTCTGTCATGTATGGATCTCCATCATGAGTATTGCAGAAAGGCTCTGTAATCCAGCCTCTATCAATACCGTTATTTAACCAAATCTCAAACTCTTTGTAGTCTGAGTCATTGTTTTGCATTTGATTTAATACTTCTTCAAACTCTTCTTCCATATATTAAGTATACCCTTAAAGGCTAACGATGTCAACTGGTCCCATGCATGATGGGCTAAATTTAATTGCAGCAGATACTGCAGACATCACTCTATTTCTTGCATTTTTTTGTTTATCTGTTGCATAGAGAACTCCATAAGCATACTCAGCTCCAGATCCCATAGCTAAATATGGAAGGGTATACTTAGATAAAGACATATCGGCAGAACTATGTTCATAAATTTCACCACGCACACACACTATTAAACCAAGATCACCATCTTTAGATGTATCAACCCAGAACTCATTATAGAATTCACGAAGCTCTTTGATAAATCTAGTTTGCATAAACTTATCAGTATCTTTAATGTTTGGAGGTGTTGGTTTAAAGTTGTAACGGATTCTTTCTCCATCCATTGCACCTGCATATCCAATAAGGTATGGACCTATCTTCCAAACCTTTGGTGCATCAAGTGCTAGAATTGTTCCATCATCTGAAGCACCACGATCTCCAGCCATGTAGATTTTATCTTCATGTTTTACCACTGCAATACAAGTCATGCCCCAACCCCTTTAGATGTGTATATTAAAGTATACCATCTGCCCTAGATGGTGTCAAGAATTGATTATTTATTCAATAAAATCATCAAGATCATCAAGTTCATCTACTGCTTGTGTTGCAGTAGGCTTAGATGTCTGAATAGACTGTTGCTCATATGGCTGAGAAGTTTGTGTAACTTCTGAGCTTCCACCATTTTTACCAATCAAAATACCAGCCAGTGTACCTGTGATAAATGTTGCCACAGATGACAAGACATTAAAGAACATCTTATCATTTTCTGACTGCTCACCTATTGGCTGTGTTACAAAAACAAGGGCATAAAGAATACCCATTGTTGTAAACAATAAAATTGTTCCTAGTGTCATTCCAAGGAAAAACTTTAGTCTTGCATCTAATTCATCTGATGAATATCTTTTTCTACTCATTTACTCCACCCTCCGCAGGATCAAAACCAAGTATATCTTTTGTACATAATCCATCTGCTAAGCAGACTGGAACAGTGCACTCTTTATTATACCAGTTCTCTGGGTCATGGCACTCATAACGGTATCTGTTTTCTAGCATACCGCAAGAAGTCAAAGAGACAGATAGTATTAATACAGATATGGTGGATAATATTTTTCTCATATTTAGTATTATACTACTCTTCTTTATTTCTAGCAGGACTAGTTAATATCCATAGTGCTGTGGTTGCTATAATTCCATAGCCAACTATTGTTTTTGCACTACCATCTAAAACCACCCAAGCAATAAACATTCCAAGAAGAGTCCATGCCTGATCTATTAGGTCTTTGATTATATTTTTTAGTATTCTTACCATTTTCTTCCTCCTCTTGAACCTGGTGAATTAGCACCTGAAGCACCACCTCCACCAGAACTTCCTCCACCTGTGCTTCCACCTGCAGCTCCGCCTGTGGCTACGGCTGCTGCATTAATTGCTGCTCCTGCTGCTACTACTGTTGCTATAACCATGTCTGTTGCTTCTTCTCTTTCGCCTTCAGTCATGTCTGCACCTATGCTTCCAAAGGCTGCTAGCGCTGCTCCTGGATCACTGAATACTGCTTCAAGTAGCGCACCTGGATCTTGTACAAGTTCAACATTTGCTGCTAATTCTGCTGTAATTACAAGAGCATTTCCATTTTTATCTGCTCTAACTTCAATTGGTGTAGATGGTGGAAGGTCTGCATAAGAGACTCCAGATGCTTGTACTTGTTCTGCTGAAATTGACTCTCCTGGTTTTAAATTTTCTACCAATGCTGTTACAACTGCTGCAACTTCTTCTTTAGATAACTCTATTCCTTTTTTAGCATCTTCTGCAATCTTTGCTAATCTTTCTTCTTCAGCCTTTTTAGCATCTGCTTCTGCCTTTAATCTATCTGATTCTGCTTTAGCCTTTGCTTCCTCTGCTGCTTTTTCTTCCGCTAATCTTTTGGCTTCTTCTTCAGCCTTAATCTTTGCATCTAACTCAGCCTTTGCTTTCGCTTCTTTTTCTGCTTTGGCTTTTGCCTCTGCTTCTAATCTATCAGACTCAGCCTTTTCTTCTTCCGCCTTGGCTTTGGCTGCTGCTTCTTCTGCAGCAATTCTTTCTTGTTCTGCTTTCTTTGCAGCCTCTTCTGCTGCTATACGATCTGCTTCAGCCTTTGCTACTGCCTCCGCAGCCGCTTTTGCTTCTTCTTCTGCTTTAATTCTTGCTTCTTCTGCTGCCTTCGCCTCTGCCTCTGCCTTTGCTCGTGCTGCTTCTGCTGCAATTCTAGACTGCTCTGCTTCATATGCTTGTTGTGCAGCAACCCTTGCTGCTTCTGCTGCTAGTGCTGCTTGCCTAGCAATTTCTGCTTGTCTTGCTTCCTCAGCAATTCTTGCTCGCTCTGCCTCTTCAGCAGCGAGTGTTGATACAACAATATTTTGTGCTGCTGCAACATTATTGTTCATTACTTCTACTGCAACCTGAACTGCAACAACAGCATTTGTTAGGTTTTCCTGAGCACTTGTTAGGTTTGACTGAGCAGTTGTTAGGTTTTCTTGTGAGGTTTCTAAATCGCTATTAAGTATCTCTAGAGTTTCTTCTGCAACCTCAAGATTTGTTTGTGCTGCTTGAAGTGTTTGAATTTGTTCTTGTGATGCACTAGATGTGCTAAATTCAGATCCTGGAATTAATTCCCAGCCATTGCCTGTATTTTTATATAAAGAAACACCTGCACCGCCACCATTTTCATAAAACCACAATATAAAGTCTTTCCCTGTTCCTGCTGTAGTTTGAACACCTACAACAGATCCTCCGCCACCTTTGTCGTACCAGTCATTAATCACAAGTTGATTATCTAAGTATAGTTGAACTCCATCATCGGCTGGAGCATGAAGATATGTTGTACCTGTATGGGTTGGTGTCCAAATCCCTTCCCACTTAACCTGAAAGTCTTCAGGGTACGTATTTGCTGGGCCTGATCCGCCCCATTGCTCATTAATTCCATTTGTATCAGTAGTCGTAGAAACTACCTGACCTGCACCCAATGGTGGTGCATTGTTGTATCCAATATTTTGGTAAACTGTTGTAGTTAATCCAGGGCTTGTGTTTTCATTTACTACTGCTGTAGCAGATTCAACTACCTGAGTTTTATCTTCAACAACTGCTATCTGTGCCTCTACTGCTATCTCTGCAATCTCAACATCTTCTTCAGCCTCTTCAACTAAAACGGTAGCAGAATCAACTTGTGCAATAGCCACAGTAGCACTATCTACTACTGTCTGAGCCTGGGTAATAAAGTTCTGAGCCTGTGTGATGGTGGCTGTAATAGTCTCTGTAGGGCTTGTAATGGCTGTTGCTTGGGTTTGTATGACTGCCGTGACAGTTTCGGCCTGAGTAATTACAGCAGTTGCTGACTCAATAATGGCTGTTGCGCTTTCAATTGTTACTGTTGCAGACTCTGTTAACTGTATTGTCCCAGTAGAAGTTGCTGTTGCTGTATCTACCTGTACAGTTAAAACCTCATCTGCATGTGCAGGTTCTCCAGATGCAAAGAATAGCCAAAGCAATACAAAAAATCCCACCAAACAACTTTTTAGTAGGAAGTTTCTGATAGAGGGCCATCCTTTCAAAGATGTTTAATAGCCTTATTATACCATTTTATGCAACAAAAAAGGGAGCCAGTTGCCTGACTCCCCTAATTGTTTTGCTTATTAAGCCTTTACCTTCTTAGCAATCTTTGCAACTACTGCTGCAAGTGACTTGATCTGAGCCTGTAGGCCTGCGATCAACTTGGTTACAGACTCTGAAAGAGCTGCAACTGCATCAGATGCTTCCTGAGCTGCTGTTGTAGCAGCATCTGCTGCTTCAGCTGCAGCTAGAGCTGCATCTGTTGCTGCATTCGCTGCATCTGTTGCCTCGTTAGCTGCATCTGTTGCTGCAGCTGCTCCTGGGCTTGCGATAGGTAGAACAAGTGAACCAGCAAGTGAATCATTTGCAGTTGTTGCGAATGATGTTGAGCGTGTCCATGACAATGTCAAGTCACCTTCCATGTTTGGAGCGTAGAACTGGTAAACAGCAGCGTTCTTAACTGTACCTGTTCCATCTACTCCACCGTTGTGTGCACCAGCGAGTGTAAGAACACCCTTGACCATTGTTAGGGTATGTGATGAAACGATACCTGCAGATGTAAAGACAGTGTAAGTGTCATTTCCAAGTGAAAGTCCCGTAACATCTGTAGGTGTAACTGTAAGTGTTACGAGCTCACCTGGAGCATATGACGTCTTATCAGCTCCAACTAGAAGACCATCTAGATCCGCTTGTCCGCCACCGACACGAACGTCAACTGCAGCTGCAGAGACTGTTGAAAGCGCGGCTGTTGAACCGTTGCTTACAGTGATCTTAGCTGTTCCAGCCTTCACGCCAGTAAGGTTAAATGTTGCCTTACCTGATGATGAAGATGCT